GAAGTTGTCTTAATGCTGCTGTTGCAGTTCTAGTTAAACCACCAATCATGTGAATTAAACCAAAACCATAAAAACCTGTACCTGGTAAAAATTTATATTGTACAAAGTATTTTATTTTCTTCATCATCTTATCACCTTCAGCATAATTTCTTCTAATGGATAAAATTTTGTTATTAGATTCTAAAATAGTTACAATGTAAGGAAGTTTAATTCCTGTTGTCTCACCATCAGGTCCCATATCTTCAAAACCTTCTAAATCTAAATCAACATGCATTTCTAAAAGACTAAACTGATCTTGGTTACCATCTTTAGTAATTCCTTCTAGTTCTAATTCTTTTTCTTTAACTTGATTTTCTGTAACGGGTGGCTCACCAATTTCCATATCTTTATAAAAACCAGAAACTTGTTGTTTTCTAACTTCATTTTCTGACATTCTAATTACATGTACAATTGCTTCTGCATCTTCTAAAGAGTTTGCAGAATATGGAACTATTAAATCATCTGCTTGTACAAATTTAGATACAGCTCTTTGTAATAAATCATCATAATAAACTTTTTTAAAAGTAGAACCTGATAAAGGTAAATAAAAAAGCATTTGATCAAACTCTGGTTCATACTCAGTCATCTGATCCATAATTTGATAGTTCATGAAATCTTTTACTCTATGTGCTTGGTCTTGTTTTTCATTTGAAATGTCACCTAAAATTTGTGCACGAACGGGTCCATCTGCTGGTAGTAATTCTTTATAAGCTTGAGCTTGAAACTGTGTAACAGCTTCTGCAAGAACTGGATGATTAACACCACTTGCACCTTTAAAAGGTTGAGTTCTTTTTTCGTATTTAAATCCTAAAAGACTTAAACCTTCTCTATAACTATCTTCCCACTCACCACGAGATTGTTTGTATTCTGTGTATTGATCAAAAAGAGTTGTACCTAATTCATCAAGGTACTGCTCATCCATAACTTCTGCTAAGTTAGAAAAATGATCTTCTGTTTGTAATCCCGACATTGCATTAGGATCAAAATTAATTTCTGCACCACCTTCTTCGTCCATAGTAATTTCAGCAGTATCAGAAGTTTCTAACTCTTCATTAGGAACTGCAACTTCTTGTTCTACAAAAGCTTCGTCTTTAACTACTTCGTTGGATATTGTATCGTCTATTTCAGCCATATCTCTTTCCTGTTAATTACAACACACCTTTATATGTTGGATTTGCAAGTATACGCAATAATCCTTGATTTGGCAATGTCTTATTTCTTTGAGCAGCTTTGGCTTTTCTTCTTTCTTCTATTTCTCTGTTAGCTCGTTCATTTACCATATCTACATTTACAGATTCTAATCCTTGTTTTGCTGGAGTCATAAAATCTGTATCCATCATAGAAAAGTCTTTTGCAATTTGTGAATTCTTAACAGCTTGTCTTTCAACAGGATCCATTGTCATAAGTCTTTGACCTTCTGCTACAACTCCTTCTAACATCAAAGGACTTGCTAAAATTTCTGACATTGTCTTACCTTCATCATACATTTTTTTCATAAAATATGCTTCTAGTGGTAACGCTGCAACACCTAAAGCTTTTCCCGCTACCTTTGCGGCATTCTTCGCTATGCCTGCAATTTTAGCTACATTACCTTTTCCTAATTGCATTTTGCTGTAGTCGACATCTGTAATATTATTTTTTATTTTGGATAAAAAACCTGTTGAATCAATTTCACCTAGTTGCGCAGGAAATGAACCTAAAGACATTGCACCACTTTTTTGTGTTTTAGTTAATGGCACTTTTGATTTTTTTAACATATCAATTAAACGAGGTCTGTTACCTTCTTCTACTTTTCCAATTTGATAAGCAATATTTTTATTTGTTTTCATATCATTTTTAAATTGATTAATAGCATTTTTCTTAGATGTATATTGTTTAGGACCATCTGGATTTAATTTTTCTTCTTCTAAGATTCTATTAAATGCTGCATTTAAACTTACTCTTTTTTTACCTTCATCTAAATTTTCTGTTGCAAAAGTTAACATTACATTAAAAGGATTTTTACTTGCTCCTTGTACGTGATGAATATGAAAAGGATTTTGTCTAGATCCTAACTTAACACCATAAATTTTATTAAGTTCAGGCATCAAACCAGATTTATATAAAAAAGATTTTTGATCATAGGGTTTAAAAGCTTTTCTTGAATCAAAACCTGCTTTGTCTATATCATCTAACAAAGTATTATATCTATATTTGTTTCCATTCTTATCTTTTAAAACAATACTTTGTGTTTCTGCTTTAGTATAATTTTTCTTTTTTTTATAAGATTTATCATATTCAAAAAATTTATCTTTATTTGATTCATTTCTTTTTAATAAATCTTCCCATAACAAACTTTTAGGATCAGATGTGTTTCTAAAAAATTGTGCTGAGTCCGCTCTTTTTGCTCTGTTGTATTCTGCAATTGTTTCTCTGTAGTTTAATAAACGACCTTCTCCTCTTTTTCCTGTAGTAATTTCTTTTCTATATTTTCTGTTTCTTAAATTTTTTGCTTCTTTAAAACCAGGTTTTTTTATTTTTTTGCCATAACCTCTTTGGTCTAATACTTTCTGTTTAAGTCCATCATTATCTAATGCTAATATTTTTTTTAATCTTTCAGGTTGATTTTTATAAGTAGCTTTTGCATATTTTTTATACTCTGATATTTCTTTAGGTGTTACTGCCTTATCCGCAGTAGATCCAGCATATTTAAATTTTTTAGAAAATTTACCTTTAGCATTTGCTGAATTAAATTTTTTACTAATTAAATCTCCACTATATTTTTTTGCTTGTTTTGGATCAGGAAAATAATCTGTTTCATCATTTAAATAGTTAGCAAATTGTTTATTAGTTAAACTACTTTTTTGTTTTCTTAATTCTACAAAAGCATCTTCAGTTAAATTTGTTTTGTTGGTTGGTAATCCTAATGTTGCTTTAGCTTCTCTTAAATAATTACCAATAACATATTGACTTATTTTATTTGCATATTTTGGATATTTAGATTTAAGTTTTTGTGCAATTTTTATTGCACTGTCGCCTGCTTTATAAAGTTTTTTAATTTCTTCTTGTATTCCTAACTGAATTACAATTCCACCCTTAGCATAACCAACTCGTCCACCTGTTGAAAACATACCAGAACTTCCAAACACTTTTGTAAAATTTGCAGACATAGATGCTTGTGCTTCTTCAGTACTCATATCTAGGTTTATATCTTTTACTATCATCTGCATATCTTCTTCTTTCATACTAGGAAATTTATACATAAGATCATCAACTAAAGCCTGTCTTAATTGTTGAAGTGGACTTCCACCGCTGTCAAAATTTATACGTCCGCCTTTATTATACCCCTGTCTCATAGCCTCTTTGACTGCTTCGCCAAACTCATAGCCATCGTCCATCAACTCTTTTACTTTTCCGGTAAATGCTTTATCGCCGGAACCGTTAGTCGATCCGCCGTCCGCGAATCTTTTTTTGAATAAGATGTTACCGCCGTCTTTGTTAACGTCGACCTCGAACATCGAATCGTCGCCATAGTAACCGCCGCCAATGTTTAGCTTACCGTCTTTATAACGATAGCCGCCAGAGATTTTACCTTCTTGTTTTTTTTCTTGTAAGTTTGTTAGGATGTCTTCAAATAGTCCGGCCATTACCGTCTCCGTAGACTGACAATGCCGCCGTCGAAATAGCTTCCTCTTACAAAACCACCTTTGGCCAATCCACTAAAGCTAGAATAACCAGCATCTTTATTTGCTTGTGAAACCGATTGTGCTTGCGATTGAGTTAAACCTAATCCTCCTCCACTTTGACCTCTACTTAAATGAGATCCTCCAGGAGTATAATTACCTCTTGCTGCTGCTTCAGATCTTGCAATGTTTTCGTTTCGTATACGATCTCTTTCAATTTGAGCTTTTAACTCTTTTTGTTTTTGTAATTCTGCTGCATATTGTTTTAATTCTTTGTTTCTTGACATGTCCATTTTTATTTTTTGAAAAATACTTAGGTCTGCAAAAGGCACTCCATAATTATTAGTACCTTTTCTAT